GCATAGGCAGACTCGGCAACCCCCGCCGCGAACCAGTCAGGTGATGACTGGTGAGCGTCCCCCCACACCAAACCTCGAAGAGGAATGGAATGGTGGGGGGAAACCCGATCCCACCGGTGAAGGCGCACGGTGTTAACCGCGTACCTTCGCCTCCGTCTTGAACCAGGCGTGCGACGGTTCCAGATGGGGTGATCCCCGTCTAGAGCCGCCACGCGGACACCCCTGAAGTCCCAAAGGACCTCCAAGAACACTCCTCGGTCGGGAGACACGTGGTGCTTTCCAGCAGAGAATTGAGCGCCGGTCCGGAGCAATCTGGACTCGTACGCGCGAATTCCCTGCGGGGAGCTGACGCCAATGAGGTCGTCGCCGCAGATGCGAGCGACGGACTTCCTGGCGACGCGGGGATCCAAAGAGGGGCCGTCTAGTTCGACAGCGGCCTCCCAGGCCCATCCGTGGTAGAGGTTAAGCAACGACCAAGTCGTGGGCAATCCCATAAGGATGCCACGCGTGGTTCGCGCTTCCTCAGACCCGGATGGTCCTGTTGGCCAAGTCAAATCTTGCGAGACTGTGCCGAAGCGCAGTCCCCAGATTTCTGCAGGAAGAAGGCGTTTGGACTCGATCAGACCTTCGACGATCGCATTGGCGACGTCTAGGGGGATCAAGTCCGATGCCGACTTCATATCTGCAGATATGACATGGCCAACGGAACCCCTAAGCTCCTGCACCACAGTCCTGTCACCTCCTTTGAGCACGCTGGAAAGCATTGGCCACCGCTTCAGGCCAATAGCCAACCGGCGTCTTGCTAGGTGTCCAAGAACCAGTGGCTGCCGCTCCATAGCGGTGACCACCCGGACCTTGTGACCCCTTTCAAGGATGGCTGTAACCCGCCCTTTCGGGTGAGTAACAGGCATACGCTCAAGGAGTGCACCGGAGACTTGGCGGAGTTCCGTGACGAGCTTTTCCCAAGTGGAAAAGTGAATCTCGTCAGGCTTCTCTAGGTCAAGCTCTGGTGCTTGTGACAGTGACTCAGCAATGTCCGCGGTCAAACCTCCTTCTGCCCTGGTCTTTGAAAATGTGGCGGATGACCCTAGGGTCACACCAGCCACATGAGACCACTCTGGGCATTGAGGGAGGTAACGCTGAGCCCAACGTCGAACCCAACTCTTTAGAGAATCTAAGAGTTCGGGGTCCGTCACGAACGTAGAAGTGAGCGCACTCTTGTGCGCTGCCAAAGCTTCTCGTTCATGACGAGCGGAGCCTACCGGCAAGGCGCGTCCCATGAAGGACAGCTGAGCCCAGGTAGACTCACTTCGACGTAGCTCAGGCGGCAAGAAGCGGAGAAGAGGGTGATCAGGCACTTCGTGCGTGATCCATCCTTTCCGGCAGGAAGCTGAGGCTGACTTCAAGTCGGCCGCGGCCTTCTCCACTCCTTGCGTGACCGCGACATTGCGGAGCCAATCCCGGCCCCTCTGGACGAAGTCCAGAGAGGGAGAGGACCTGCCCACAAGGGGAACGCGTTCTTGGAGGACTGCTGCGCATCCTGCAGTCCAAGCGTTCTGAACAACGCGAAGACGAGCAAGAGCTCGCAGAACTCGAGAACGACCCGATCCAGATCGGGCGTGGTGTTTGCCACCACCGTTCGCCACCTCATCTGCCCCCAAAGACCCCGGCCCGACGCCCGAAGCGTCGGTCACCGGGGCCTCAGAGACAGCGCCGGATCTCCTCCGGGCCCCCTTCCTCTT